AAATAGCTGTCGTGGGGTGCACACCACTGGACCATGGCCGACAACCCCTATATCCGTGACGTGGACGAGGAGTATGACCTCGCCTGTGCTGCGATGGGATGGACCAGGCAGAGCCCTGGCTTCCTTCGAGAGTACATGGGACTCTGGGTACGGGATAATATCGGTCTTTGCTTCGAGATGCCCTCTGCGCTCGTTGTAGACCGCTTCCCGAGGCAGCTAGCGGACGACTGGCGGTACATCCTAGGAGTGGACCTTGGAACTGTGGACCCATGTGCCTTCACGGTACTGGCCTACAGCAAGAGCCTCACCATGACCTACGTACTGGTCAGCTACAAGGACCAGTTCACGACGATTCAGTCTGGCACTGAGATTGAGCGATTGATGGAGGAGTTTAGCTTTGACAACATTGTAGTGGACTCAGGCGGGCAGGGTGCGGCATTTATCAAGCAGTGGAAGGACACGCATCCTACCATTCCCGCTATGCCCGTTAGAAAGGGCTATAACAGCGTAGATATGAGCATCAATATTATCAACGCAGACACTAGGGCCGCGAAGGTACGTATTGTAAAGTCCGGCTGTCAGCAGTTGTTAGACGAGATGCAGTGTCTTATTTGGGACCCGAAGCTGAGTATTTCTGGGGCTCGGAAGGTGAAGCTTGGCGACAACTATCCTGACCACTGCGTCGATTCTTACAGATATGCTTACCAGAAGGTACGCACGCACAGTAGTAAGGGGATGTTTTGGGATGACGGGGTGGAGCCGGGTTCTGCTGCATGGATCAACCGGAAGATGGCCGCGACGAAGTTGAAGGAGCTTCAGCATGTTGAGGGTCCGGCTGAGCCTTATTGGCGGAAGATGGTTGGCCGGGCGAAGCTTTGAAGTATTCCTGTAGGGCTTTCATTGAGGAGATTTGCATGTGCCTTGGATAGTTCTTCCCGTTATGGGTCATAGCAACTCTACGCGCAAGTTCCTCAAGGTCCATGTCTCTCCTGTAGGGCGAAATAGGCGGTGCGGGGGGGCCCTGCCCGGAACCCCCCCTCAATGACCGCTGTCCAACTCACTCGCCGTGGCTTGTTGGACCGTACCAAGAGGGTAGTCGAGTGTAGCATGTTAGGCCCCCACGCGCAAGCCCAAAAGGGTGAAGGTACTCTTATTGATGCCTAATACTTCGGACCTTTCTCAAACTGATTTATCAAATCCTTGGTGGCAGGAGAAAACGGCGACCAAAGCTCTTGAGAAAGTCCAAAGACTCTTCAGTTTTTATGCTCACGAGGACCGCCACCGACTAAACGCCTATACTGCATGGGAGGCTCTATATACTAATAGGGACCTAAGCGGGCAGGACTACTTGCGCTCATACATTACGAATATGCAGTTGGGCAGCATGGAGTATAGCCGTGTCCCTCTGAACGTCATCAAGATTATGGTAGATGCTGTTCATGCCCGTCTTACGCGGCCAGACATCATCGTAAAGTTCATTTCCTCTGGTGGTAACTTCACTAACAGGCGCAAGAGCCGTCAGATGGAGCATTGGACTTCTTATCAGGACCACGCTTCTGGTTTAGGTCGTAAGGACTCTGCGGCCACGTTACATTCGCTTGTTCTAGCGGACGGGTTTATCAAGACCTGCCCGCACCCCAAGGTTGATGAGATTATCAATGCGGTGATTCATCCCAGGGACATCTTTGTCGATCCTATCGAGGTGCAGGCAGCCGGAGAACCCACGCATCTGTATCAGCGCCAGTTCGTTAGCCGTACTCGACTAGCTAAGATGTATCCTGGTAAGGCTGGCATGATTATGAAGGCTGGTCGCATTTCAGATCACCTACAGCACCAGTGGGCCGTAAAGAAAACTAGCAATGAGGGGCATCTTGTAGAGGTTGTAGAGGCTTGGCATTTGCCCAGTTGGTCGGAGGCGGGGGATGGCCGACATATTATTTTCGTAGACGGTTGTTTACTGGAGAATGATGAGTGGGAGTTGATGGACTTCCCGTTCAGTCATACGCAGTGGAAGAGGGACCCCTCTGGGGGCTTCTTTGGCATTGGCTTGGCAGAAGAACTCATTGGTGGGCACTTCGACCTAAATACGTCCATCATGCACACGGAGGCGTGCGTAGAAGCCTCCCCGAAGCCATACATCCTCATTCCCGATGACGGGAACGTCACAGAGGGTCAGTTGGGCAATGTCCCTGGTGTGAAGATTAACCACACCGGTAGGGCACCACAGATTATTCTACCCCCCTCCATCCCGCAGGACATCGTGAACTACATGATGACCCAGTGGCAATGGTGTTTGCAGGTCGCTCGACTCGTTGCAATGGGCATGGGCGAGAAGGCGGGCAACCAAGCTGAGACGGGCGCAGCATTTAGTACCATCGTAGACATCCAGAACACAGAGTTATCTGATAACTATGACATTCGGGAAGAATTCCGTGTGCGCCTAGCAGAGCAACAACTCATCGCTGGTAAGATGGTAGCTGACCGTGCGAGGTCGGAGGGGCGTGTATTCAGGGTCGTTCTGAAGAAGGATAAGAATACTATTGAGGATATTGACTGGGATGAGTTTTACATGGACCCGAAGCGGGACTCCTACATTATCCAGGCGCTTCCCGCCAGTGCTCTATCGACGGAATTTGGTGGCCGCCTCGCGCAAGTCAAGGAGATGCTTGGGGCGCAGCTTATCGACATCGGGGAGGGACTGGCACTATTGGGCTTCCCAGACCTCGATCATTACCGATCTCTACAGAACGCGGCTCGCGATGCTGTTGAAAGAATCCTCGAAGAAATCCTAGACGACGGCAAGTACACAGAGCCAGAACCAACAATGGACCTTAGATTGTCCCTCAAACTTACGCAAATGTATATCAATCGCGCCCAAGCTATGGGTGTGCCTGATGACCGTATCAACATGTTATACATGTTCTTACGTCAGCTTACCTCTTTGCTAGAAGAACAGCAACTAGCCACTAGAGATCAGGCAATGGGAGTACAACCCGGAGTCATTGGCGGACCTCCCGCCTTAGATATTACTGGTGGCGCACCAACCGCAGCAACACAGGAGCAACCACAGCAATGAGTATTGAATCAGCAATTTCAGATATGGCCGCAGAAGCCTATGCAAATAATGACACAACCTTTACACCCCCAGAACTAAAGGAAAATGTAAGGGAAACCAAACAGCAAGTGTGGGAGCGGACTACGAGAACCGCACCCCCTATCACAAAGGAAGATCTGAGAGGAGAACCTAAGCCTGACGAAGAAACCCTGTTACCTGACCGGGCGCTTGTGGCACCCGAAATCGCGCAGTACCTTCAAAGCAAGAAAGTCCCAGAACCAAATCCAACCCTATCAGAAGTCGAAAAGCTGCGAGCCAGGATTGAAGAACTTGCTGGACCAGAACCCCAACAAGTCACAGAGACTCAACTGCTTCTCGACAAAATTACCGCTCTTGAGACTCGCGACCTCGCCAGGGAACAGGAAGCCCGCGAAAAAGCAGAGTCCGAAGCAGAAGAGGACCGTATGCGAACCTGGAGAGAAGGTGTCGTAAGCAATCTTAGGGCCGAATCAAATAAGTATCCTGGCCTAATTGCACTCTCACTAGAAGATAACGTCTTTTATACACTATTCAATTCTTTGGAAAGTGGAAAAGAACTTAGCGAAGACACGGTGGCCAGCGAGGCCGAACAAGATGTGTGGAAGGTATATGATACCCTACACGCGATTAAAACCAAGGTCAGCAACGACAATACGCCCAGCGAAGCGAAAAAGATACCCAACACACTAACCCCAAATCTGGTTGGTACTGATGAAGCCTGGAGTCTCCAAGACGTATTGAAAACTAAGGATAAGAGGAGCGCCCAAGCGGAGTTATGGAACCGGATTAACAATAAATCTCAATAAGGAGAATAAATGGCCGATACATCAATTGGTCCGGGGGGAACTCTAACCAAGAGCGACTATACGACGTTTTTGAAGGAGTGGTATCAGGGCACTACTGTCGCTGATCTCGTCTTCAAAAAGCATCCGTTTCTTGGTATTGTTCCCAAAAATCCGGGCGTCCGTGGTCTAGTATATCCGAAGCCTATTCGATATGCTAACATTACGGGTCAATCCGCGACTTACCTAACAGCCCACGAACAGCAAAGTCCTGCTGCGCGAGATCGTT